AAGATCCTGTAACTGCTTGTTCAATACCTTTAGCTGTCTCTGTCTGTCCTATTTGCTGACCTAATCTTTGAGGGGTAATACCAATAGTTTCAAAACACTGTTGTTTAAAATAGTTAGCTAATTGTACTCTAGACATTAATCTACTAGATTGTTCTAGATCTAATTTCTGAAAAGATTGATTGGCAATTGGATGTTCTGTATTACTAATAGATGTATCTAAAGGTAGAATACCGAAATCTTTCATGGCCACATATGCTTTTGCAAAGTTATTCTTACCCCAATCTTCATCCATTGAATGTCGAGGTAATGAGTTTTGATCTAACATGATTACTGTACCTAGTTCGTCCACTAGGATATCCGCAATCTGATTGTTAACAATATTATAACCAATTTGGAAAGGTTTCATTAAGTCAACCATAGAGCTAGACTTAATATTACGATCATTAAATACAGCACCTTCTACCGGAAGTTTACAACCATAAAGAGTACTATCACCTTTAAATTGGAACTTAAGAGGACCTATCTTGTTTTGATCAATACCTAAATACATAGGATTAATACCACCTGGGCTATTCATACCCCAGAAACTTGGTTGATTAGGTCCAATCTTTACACCACCCCATACTTCATTAATATAAATCCAATCGATATGTTCTCCTGCTATAAGATTATCTTTAGATTTATTCTTAATAAGAGTTGTATTATAGATAGGTTTATCTGTTACTTTATATTCTTCACTAATAATATCTACAATAACCTCACCCTCATCAGTAATCTTAGTAAGGTGTCCAATTTTTCTTTGAGACTTCCAATAAGCTGTAGTTACGCGTAATAAAAAGGCAGCGCCCATAGGAGCATAATCTTCACTTTCAGACATAATCCACTGTACAATGTCTCCACCATCTTGTATAAAGTTATTATACATAGATGTAAATTGTCTATATGCAAGACCTGGCATATCAGTATTCCAATCATGAGACTTAGTAGCATCATAATAAGAACCATCATTTTGATATCCTGTAATAGGATAACCTGCAGATCTTACAGGATAAATAGCTTCTAAAGACTCTAACTGCTCTTCAGTCATCATATAACCAAACTTATCAATTACATCAGATATAGTCATCATATCTACTTTTCCTATCCAATTACCTTGAGAAGTATATCTTACTTCTGGGGACTTGTGGTAGAAAGTAGTCGCTGGGTTCCATAACTCTACTTCATAATCATCTTCCATCATCTTGAAATGCCAGAACTCTCTATCAGAAATTAACATATCTCTAAAGGCTCTTTCCTCAAGTTCATCCATACCGAATCGGTCTTCGTCAACTTTAAATTGATGGGTGGCCCATTGCTCAACTAAACTTCTATAGTCCTTAACAAAAAACTTCTCAATCTCTGGAAGAGATTTAAGATTATCAGGAGCCATTTGCTCTTGCATTTGCTGTTGAACCTCTGGACTATTAGGATCTAACCCTTGTTCAATCATACTAGATAACAGCTTTTGCTCAGCTTGTCTAATCAATACCTCTTCTATTTGAGATCTCTTCTGCTCTAGTAATTCATTATGGGAAAATTCATCCACTCCTCTGAATGTAATCTTCGAATTGCGTTTCGCGAATTCCGAAGTCAACACATTAATAACATTAGGTATGATAGGATAAAACTTTAACTCTAACGCACTTACATCCTCTTTAGTCAAAGTTTCAACAAGATCCATCATCTCATTATCTTGTTCAAGAATATAATCAGATTTATCTATTTGACCTTTAGAAAGCTTATAGTTTTTCATAATTCTACGAGCACTCTTACGAAGCTGCTTGAGACCATTCCACTCTAACCAGTCCATATTCCAAGCAGTCCACTCTGGATCTTTTTCCTTACGGGGTATGAATTGAATAGGTTGGGTTATAGAACCCATTCTATTATACTCAGCCTTCTTACCTGACTTGAGCTGCATTGCGTTTAATACTTGCATATTATCTTATATTTTTAAAAGGATTCCTAGGACGCTTTGATCCAGAAGAACCGCTGGTACTTCCAATATTCCGGAACATACTCTTATTTAATTTATACAAATTTTCTGACTTTTCCAAATGTTTCTTGTCTGTCTTATCTACTCTCTTTTGATATCCACGATTAGCTTGTTGTACTTTAGCAAAAGCCACTAATGCTGCTAATGATACTAATCTATCGACATTCAACCCTTCAGTATACTTTTCCATCTCGGTTATGATCATGATATCCGGAATTCTTTCTACCCCATATGTAGTTTTAACAACAGTACCATCTTCTTTAGTCTCTTGATCTAACTCTTCTCTTATAAACTCTATCAGATAACTTATCAGATGGGCCTTAAATAATGTGCCTGTATTTTTCCAACCATACTCCTGGTATACATTCCTATTAGTATTAAGATCTTTTAAGAATAATATCTGATCTTTAGGAACTAGATACTTCTGTTTCTTTTTAGAAATCATATACATAATAAACAAGGAGATGTTATTCTCGACTATTGTCCATGCATTGTACCATTCTATAATAAGCTCTAATCTTTCATGTGTCTTATTAATATCGTCAAATCTACCACACCATGTAGCTACAATCTTATCTTTTTCTATATAGCTTTCAACTTCATGACCGTCTATCTTAGTAACCTCTATTGGGTTTTTATAGATAATGATAGAGCATAGTGAATCAGAAGTTGTTGTTTTTCCTTCAGATACTGGGTCAATAGATCCATAATAGGTACCCCACGGGGCTGTAGCATCTGGTTTTTCATAGACAACCAATACTCCAGATTTATCTTCCATGTTTTTACTGACTGGAAAATCTTTAATAGGTAGTTTAGTACTTCTTGTAGCCTTGATAGTATTATCAGGCTTTCTCATTAAATCAACATACTCTATAGAATATTCTTTATCTTCTATCTTTCTTTTTTGAGATGCTACAAGATGTTGGGGAAATATTGAAACCTCTCTATATGCAAAAGCTTCTGCAATATTACGAGGTCTTTGAGATATTCTTAATTGATATAATTCTGGAGCAAGGTCTTTCTTCATTTGTATTCTATTCTCATCAAGAGCAGCTAGTGCTTTTTCTACAAGAGAATTTCCAAATTCATCAATATAAGGAGGCATAGACCATTGTTCAGGAATAAATAATCCAGCTTTTCCTATAGTACCTTTATCATCTATAAGGTTGGTTTCTACAGCATAGATATCATTAACTTCAGGATACTTAATCATGTGCTCTAATGGTTTACATTGATCAAGTTCACCGACTGAACCAGCTGCTGCAAATAATCCTGTAACTATATCTCCCATTTGTAATGCTGGTAGCAAATACTCCTTGGTCTTATCCATGGTTGGTGCTATACCCGCCTCTTCATAAAAGAATAATCTACAATCTCCACCGACACCTGCTGTAGGATCCTTCTCTAAAGTTACCCCTTGAATAGTTCCCTTGTTACCAACTAATTCAGGACGACCATTAATAGTCTCTTCAATCTGTTGTTGCCACATTAAAATTTTACTAGGATTCATAGGACGATACCATGCAGTCTTACTATTTAAGAATGATCTATACTCGTCTAAAAACTTCCAGGTACCTTTCTCATTAATCTTATCTTTTAAAGATGACCCCATCTTGATGATAGGTGTTTCTTCAAACCATATAAGATTGATCATCTTAGCTGCATGAAAATAAGAGGAGGCTATCTGACGTTTCTTAAGAATGGCTACATGTTTATAATGTAATTCAGCTAATAACTCATATAATGCCATGTGATACTGAGTATCCCATATTTGAGGAAACGCGAATTTTCTTTTAAGCTTATCATTGATAGGTAAGAAATTAATCCACATATAGTAATCTCTAGTTAGATACCAGGTCTTACCATTAGCCTTAAAGATTAACCCTCTTCTACACTTATTTTTTTCTTCATCCCAGAAATCTCTATAGTCTTTTGTTCCTTCTTTAAATCCACAATAGTAACCAAGTTCATTATATTTATTGGCCATAGCACTCCATTCATGAGTACTTTTATCAAACTCGTATTTACCAGGCTCTTTAAAGAGAGGTAATACGAAATCTATAAAATCTTCTCTAGTATTAAAGGTAACATTAGACCACACCCCTTCATCATACATTGGTACTACTATAAATGGTTCCATCATTAGATGTTTAAGGCGGTTATCTCATGAATCTTAACTACATCACCTTGGTGATATACAATAAGTTCTTCTAATGTTTTCTGATATTTACTTCTCAATACATCTTTAGCAATCAGCTTACCATTAAAGTAGTCAGTCATTTGATGTCTTCTAAACGCAGACCATAATTTTGTATAAGGGTTATAATGAAATAACCAGTCGTGTAATTCTTCCATATTTTTATTGTTGATCATATGCTATCCTTTTACCACCACGAACACTTATCTTGTGCTCTTCTATTTCTTGATTTACAACTTTCTCAAGCTGTTTAAATTCTTGTATTGTTTTTCCTATTTTACTTAACTGAGAGTTTAATACTGAAGCATTCCCATCTCTTCCAGCAGTAACGGTAGCTTCTCTTCCGAACTTACCCATTTTCTCAAGTAGTATTTTGTTATCGAGATAGTATCTATAAGTAGGACTCATTACTAATGATTCCATCTTCTCTATAGCTTTTAGCATTACCTCATCTTCAAGAGTATATTCCCCCGGATAATCTAATAGAATAACCTCTTCTTTATCTTCTTCTGGAACATTACAATAAGGTCCTTTAGGATAATATCTAAAATGTAAATAAGAAAAAGCAGGTATAGAATCTTTATAGAATTCATAGACTGCTTTAAGTTCTGGTATAAGTAAAATGTTCTCATTGATAACAACCTTACCATTAGCTAAATCAAATATCTCTGGTATCATATTATCTAGTATAATGTTTATAAAATAACCAAGCCTTGGTAAAACTCTTCCTAGAAACCTCTACTATAAAACCACCTGACCCTATATCTACAAGACATGCGTTTTTATCAGGGCCTTCATTACCTACAGGATACCAATCTCTAACACTACACACCTTAGAGAGATCTATAGTTAGATCAGTTTCTAACTCGTCAGCTTCCATACCGGGAATATCAGATAGCATTTCTTTAGTATTATCTATTAATATAATTGGTATATATATCAGATCTGGTATAGATTCATCAAGCCATCTTATACCGGGTATTACTGGAAATGTGCTCATCGTTTTCTCCATTTAAAATTAATACCTATAAATAATATGCAAATTGTAGCATCTACATAATCTGTCCAAGGGAATGATATTCCTACAACCGCCCCAGGGAAAGTTGTTATTGATATCTTAAATCTTCTTTTCATATTATATTCTTCACAAAATAATTGTCGTTGTTCATATTCATCATTATTCATATCACGATCTATGCTTCTGGATTTTCTTTTAAATAGTTAATTATTGCTATAACTTCTGATTTCAAATAGGGCATCTCATATGGGATAACCTCTTGAACAATAGGGTCTCCATTAGCATCCTTCTTAAGAATGGGAGTATCGAATTCATCTTTCCCGTCTTTCTCAAATATTATATGATGTAATATCAACTTTCCAGGTTTATAGATAGGGTTATGTTTTAATACAATATACATATAAATACTCAATTGTAAAGCATAATGATTATAATTA